ATCATCAGTCAGTACATCACGTACCTTCCTGAATATACCTACAAGGTTTTCAATGTATTCTTCTGGTGTATCTTCTTGACCTATCTGCTTATCTTCTTTACCATAATCTCTTAGACCATAGTAAGGTGGTGAGGTGACACATGTTCTAGCACTATTAGGTAGGAATCCATCTAGTGTTTCACGACAGTCACCATACAGTATGGTATCTTTCATCGATCACCTGCTTTCCTGTTCTCACTATAGTACTCGGAGAAGTGCCCATCTGCATATCTTTTCTCTAACTTCTTAATATTAGTATCTAATACCTCATCCATATCAATTTCTAATGCCATACATGCTTGTGCTACGTACCACATGACATCACCAAGTTCTATTTTAAGATGCTCTAGGTTATCTGCATTAGCAGGTTTACCTTGAAATATCATCTTCTTAACAATCTCCATAAACTCACCAGACTCGGCACTAATACCGACAGCAGCAGTAAGAAGCCGTTGAATAGCAACAGAACCACCAAGCTCTTGTAAGCGATAGATGAATGCATCGGAGTCTTGAGAAGGAGTACTTGTAACACTGTTTACAAATTGAGTATACTTATCAAAATTTGAAGTCATCAAACTTAGCATGTGAACTATTATCTTTCTTATTATACTTTACTTCATCCGTGTCGTCAACTATATCCTCCTGTGCTGCTTGCTCACAGTCATACAATCTCATCTTAGCACGATCAATACCTACAACAAATCTCTTGTTCATAGTAGGATCATTGTACCTATTCTTCAATTGCTTGACCATTATTTGATTAAGTCCCTCCAGCTCTTCTGTGCTAATAAGAGCGAACATAAGATCAGCAGTAGCAGGGAGACCAAAAGATTCAGATGTGTCAGTAAGGTTAGGATCTGAACTAGCAAAACCAGACCTAGTAGTTTGCGTAGCTGAGACAATTGGTAGGTCAAATTCGACTGCCAACCCCCTGAGTTCTTCTGCGATAGCCTTGACATAAGAGTAAGAATTTACGTTAACTGCATTTCTATACCTAGAAGATGCACAGATGTTTAGATAATCTACAAATATTATATCAGGTCTAAAGGATTTCTTCAATGCCAACTCATTTAACAACGCTTTAAAGTGTCCAGTATGTGCTGATGCAGTTGGATATTCTTTTACAATTAATTTCCCTTCTGTTTTACTTTTAATTTTGTCAATTTTCTTGGTGAATACAGATTTTGGGATCTCCTGTATCTCTTGGATATTAACATTAAGTAAGTTTGCATCGATTCTTTCTGCAATCTTCTCTTCTGCCATCTCAAGTGTGATGTATAAAACATTCTTTCCTTCGTTGAGAACGCTTGCAGCGACATGGCACATAAAGAGACTCTTACCCACACCTGTGCCAGCAAGAGCGATGTTAAGTGTCTTATTTGATACTCCACCCGCAGTAATCTTATTGAACATGTCAAGATCAAATTTGATCTTACGTTCGACTCGGTGATAATATGCAAAGCGATCTTCTGAATCATCGATGTAGTCATGTCCTATGTGATCATCAAAGGATACTGCTAATGCATCTGAAAGTATAGATGGTATAGCATCAGGTTGCTTCTTCTCATCCTGACCATCAGCAATCTTAATAGACTGCATGAGTGCCAAGTAGATAGCACGTTCCTTGCACCACTTCTCAGTAGTGTCAAGTAACCATGGATATTGTACCTCAGATTCTTCTAGACACTTTATAGTATCTAAGACAAGTTTATGCTCATCTTGTGATAGATCATCTCTACCTTCAATCTCAATGTTAAGAACTTCTTTGGTAGGTAACCCATCATACTTCTGAACGTGCTTGCCTATCTCCTCAAAGAGTATACGATCAGTCCTTTCATCAAAGAAATCATCTCTGATGAAGGGTAGGACTTTTCTAGTATATTTCTCATTGTGTAGAAGATTCTTAAGAATTGTTAGAGGAATCCTCTCATCCATAACTAAACTCTTTCTGTGCTATTTCATCAAGTGCTTGCATCACTTCGTCAGAAAAATACTCTGTTGGGTTCTCCAGTATGTGCTTCCCGTAGAGTTTCTTTCCATTGATTTCGTATCGCCCTGCAACGTTTTTCCAGAGTCCACCCATCTCACCCAGTTCCAAAAGACCATAGTAACGGTCAAGACCACGATGATCATAAAATACACGAGTCTTGATTTCACGGTTCTCTTTTGTTAAACGTGATTTATGTGTCTTTGCTTTGACAACATTGCCAACGACTTCCGTTCCTTCCTTTTCCTTACCTTTGCTGAGATATATGATTGTACTGGCTGCATACTTGAGGCCACTGCCTCCTCCCATTTCTTTAGTTGGGACATAAGATCCGATAACATCGTAAGTGTGGTTAGTAACTATTAATGGGATGTTAGCTTGACCTAGTTTCAGAGTTAATGTTCTGAACGTAGCCTTCACTAATTGGGATTTGGTCATATCCCGTACCTGTTTATTATTTAATATGTCGGTACTTTCTTTCTCTGTGGAAAGCATCCCCAATGAGTCTAACACAAACATACAAGGTTTGCGTTCTTCTTCAGGTTTTTTACAGTATACGTCTAGTGCAGCATAAGCTTTGTGTCTAAATGTCTCGACAGTCGCACATTTCATTAGGAAAAATCTAGATCTATCGATCTGTCTTTCATCTAACATGTCCGTTGTGATTGCAGACTCTGAATCAAAGTATACAATTGATGCTGTTGGGTCATGGTCAAGGAAATTCTTAACCACTGCCAGTGACAGGAAGGTTTTACCTGTACTGGTCTCACCTGCTATGGCAGTAATCCTTTTCTTTGATACACCACCAAAGATACTACCACTAACTAAAGCATTTAGAACATAGGAACCAGTATCTACATACTGTTCCTCATCATTTATAGTTTCGGCAAGAGCACTAAACTCATCACCTACAACCTTTTCAAGTTCTTTTAGAAAATCCATTAATCAGTTTCAACGTTTTTTTCTAACAAGTCATGTAGACTTTCAAAATCTCTAACGTGCTGTATGTCAGTCAGCAATTTTGCCAACTGACTTACTACCAAAGGAGACTCACAACGAGCAGCACCTCTGATTGCACTACGAATACTACCTTCAGCTTCACCTAAGTAGTCTTTTGTCTGTGATGATAAAGTCATTTCTTTTTAGGAGTGTGTCCATGTGCTATTCCGAGTTCATGCATCTTAGCATGCTCATCAATAGGATCTCTTAGATCTTTTTTACCAGATCCTACAGTAAGGTATATTCCATACCCTACTAATGATAGCACAAAAAGACCAATAAACAAAATTAGTCCTTGGTCAGGTGTTAGATGTGCATGTGGAATCATAGGTTGCTTCTCCCAAGTACCTGGAAGATGATAGACTGATGGTTTTGATAGAAAAATCATATGATCATACCGTATTGTTCTCTTAAAATTTTCTTGTAAGGACCGCCTGGGTTTTCTTCCCTAACTTCCTTAACTAATTTTAGTTTTTGGAATAGGGAGGTATCACCCCCTAAATGCAATGCATTGACAATCGTTCCAAGTTCTTTGTCAGTAACAGGTAAATCCATGTAAGTGAATTAGTATCGTCATTGTACCATCAAATAAAGAAAGATTCAAGCGTGGCAACTTGCTCAATATTCCAACCGATAGAATCTAATATAGCCTTCATAGGCTCAACAAAACTCTTCGTAAATTGCAATTCGTAATCTACGTAGGGTGATAGTCCGAGTTCTTTGGGGAACTCGTTGATAAATGATATAACGTTCTCGTGTATTGGATTCGGTTTCTTTAAATACACAAACTTTATCTTTTCACCATTGTTGATGGCGTTATATTTATTATCTAAACCACGTTCCTTAATGTAGTGATTGAACAACAGAGCACCACGACTATGTACTGGTGTATTTTTACCATAGATTGCTACAGGACTTTTATACTTGTCAACATTACTTACTGTACGTGGAAATGCTATGTCTGCTGGATCCAGTTTCCTAAATTCTCTACGACACTTAGCAATATATTCCTGAGTCTGTTGCTCTGTACCATTGATTAATAACTTCAACCCATCTTTAATCATCTTTCTACATGGTGCAGGGGTGCTAGACTTAACTGCCTCAATACCCATCATCT